TCATTTTGATGTTTTGAAGTACAAATCTTGAATAACGCTCGCGGCTTGCTTCTTATCTTCGTCTAGGATGTGGGCATAGCGTTTCATGGTGAAACGAGCGTCTTTATGGCCTAAAACGCCTTGCACCGCGCGCGGCGAGAGTCCGGCGCGAAGCAGATATGTTGTGACCGTGTGCCGGAGATCATGGAGACGCATTTGCGGGATACCAGCAGCGGTTGCGATCTCCTTAAACTCTTTTGATAACGTGGTCGGGCGTATCGGTTTACCGTCCTCAGTCACAAAGACGAACGGGGAGCGGGTGAAGATGTCCGCGCGCTCGATCTCCAGCCGGGCACGCTTTTTCTTTAGCTCCTTCAAAACGGTTTCCATTTCGGGCGGCATTTGGAGCGTTCGGCGACTGCTCTTCGACTTCGGGTCTTTCAGTGTGAGTTGGTGCGTTTCCTCGTCATAGATCAACGCGCGCTGGATGAGTATTTCATGCGTCGCGAAGTTCAGGTCAGACCAGAACAGCCCCAGGCACTCACCGCGCCGGATGCCAAGCAGCGCATCGGCAAGTATCGCCTCATAATAGCGAGAATCGTGCATCACTTCCATGAGCTTGTCCATTTGAACTTCCGAGGGGACAAACCCTTCATAATCCTCGATCTTCGGCAACACAACGCCGTCGCACGGATTGAACGGGATAAGCCTTTGAATTGCGCAAGCATGTTTCAATGCCTTGGTGAGTACGCCGTGGATATTTACGATAGTCTTTGCAGAGTAGTATTTTGCTGGTGTGGTCGTGATGTCAACCCCGTTAATCTTTTTCACTTCTGCCGGGCGATACGGGGTTGTCATAATGTCATTGTACGTCTGTTGGATTGTCATGACCGAAAGGTCTTTCAAGCGGACGTTGCCGATGCGCGGAATAATATGATTCGCCATGTAGCGTTTGTTACAGTGTTCGGTATTGCCCGTCAGATTTGCGCTATACGTTTTGAAAAAGTCATCAAGGTATTTTTCCAGCGTGATGGTATCATACGAACACTGCCGCCCGGTCAGAGAATCCGCCTCGAGCTGCTTTTTGAATGCAGCTGCGTCGCGGTGCATATCAAACGTCTTGCTGTGGGACTTCCTCTTTCCGTTCTCGCTGGTAGACCAACGCACATAATAGCTGCCGCCGCGCTTTTCTATACTAGCCATAATTGCACATCCTTAAAAATCAGTCGTTGATGCCGAGGATAATTTTCATAGCCACATCATACTCGTCCACCTGAGCCGGATCAAAATCAGCGTCAAACCGTAAAAGAACATTTCCGTATTGCAACTCATATTGGATAACACCAAGTCCTGACAGCATGAGATTGTCAATATAAGAATTACGAGCGGAAGCGTCTTCTTCGTTTTTGAAAATTTCAAGCATGCCACAATCTGAATATGAGTTGGTGCCTATGCGACTATCGAAAAAGTTCGTTTTGTCAACATATGCGTGTGGGCGACCCATCAGCTCGTTCGGATCAGTGCTTGCGTCATATGTTTCGTAGCGCGCGATAGGAAGCCCAGCAGCTATAAGTGCTTGGACTATTTCTTCGGTCGTGATTGTATATGAGATCGGAATGGGAGAAGGGGTTGGAATCTCGGTTGGAACGGGGGTAGGTTCCGGCGTTGGTGAAGGGGTTGGGATATATGCCGCTTGCTGCTCGACATATGTAAGCTGCTCCTCAATAGAGGACAGTCTATCATTTAGGGCAGATTGGTTTTTAGAATAAGTGACAATTCCTACGATCAATAAACCTGCGAAAACAGCAGCTATTACATACTTAAGATACTTCATCATGCACATCCCTATCCAATTTTATATTCACAATAGCATTGACAACTAGGCGCTGTCAATTACAGCGTATTCTTCTGGTTGCTCGTCAATCGCAGTAGCAGCGACATCAAGAGCGGTTTTTATCAGCGATACGGTGTGATCGGCGAGCAGCACGAACTTTCGCGCGCCGCGAGTTACTACAACTTGCTCACCACGGTCAATCACCGCATTGGTGTATTTCACCGTGTTGCGAATGTATTCCATGTATGAGACTTCGATCATACGGCGGCACCGTCCTTAATAGCCGCAGGCGGCTCAATATCCACGCTGGAGCGGTTCGGAAGGGGTAGCGCGCGGAATACTTCGTTGATGACATGCGCAACGCACGCGGGACACGGTGTGGTGAGCTGGCAGCGGGAACACCCGGACGTTTGCGGCGGGTACATCGGCACCCCGTCGTCCTCAAATACCGTGACGGGCATGTTCATCACAAGATGTTTATTCGTTCGCCGACATACCACGTTTGCACGGACATAGATTTTGTTTACCATTCGGAACACCTGCTTTGAAAGATTTGTGTTTGTAATATCCCGCAACTCAATATCTTGTGCGTTGACAAGTCATTGTTGTCTGCTATAATTAATGCAAACACATGTTCGTATTATAACACGAACAAATGAGATGTAAAGCGCGATTGAGGGGAGAATAGAATGCAGGTCTTGTATATGCACATGCCGGAGCTGCCGCACACGCGGCATATCATCGTTGGTGAGAAGCACATTATAAACACCGCCGCGCCGGAATCTACGATATTTCATAAGATTACGCGGAGAGAATGCGCAAATCAGGAGATGACGAGCAATAAACTGCGGGTAGGTAAGAAATTTCACTTCGGGAGTTAATACACAAATAATACACAAAATATTTTGCAAAAAGCCTTGACTAGTGTGTAATGAGTGTGTATAATATAAACATAAGGAGGGCAGACAATGAAGAGACGGGATTTGATAAAACTGCTCGAATCAAACGGATGGTACTTCAAGAGAGAGGGTGGCAATCACGACATTTACACAAACGGCACGGATTGCGAACCAATCTCAAGACAGACCGAAATCAACGAGGTATTAGCCAAGAGGATCATCAAGCGGCGGGGGCTGAAATAAGCCCCCACCCATCCTCAACAGATAGAAACTATGAAACTGCAAAACTATGAAATGGAGGTCACAAAAATGAAAACGGTATTTCCCGTTGTGTTCACAAACACGGGCGAAGAAGGATACGTTGCCCATGTGCCGGATATGGATATCGACACGCAGGGCGCAACCTTGGCGGAAGCAATTGAAATGGCACGCGACGCAATCGGATTAATGGGAATCGACATGCAGGATAGTAAAAAAGAGATCCCGCAGCCGTCGAAACTGGAAGACATCGCACATGAACCGGGCGAGATCGTCTCACTGGTCGATATCGACTTTGCGGCATATCGCAGGGCGAATGATCGCAGAACAGTGCGGCGCAACGTGTCACTACCGTTGTGGATGGATGAGGAAGCGACAAAGGCAAAAATCAACGTATCGGCAGTGCTGCAAGCGGCTCTGAAACAAGAGCTGGAAGCATTAAAAGCATAAGTAACAAGACAAACGAAAGCCCCCGCAATCGCGGGGGCTTATTTTTTATGCTTTCTTATCAGTCTGCTGTGTGGTGGCTTGTGATTCGTGAGCGTCTAAATACTGGTTGGTGATGCGCTCGATGCGTTCGTGCTCTGTCTCGTCAATCTCGGCGTTGCGGTAGCTGTCGGCGGCGATCTTCCGGGCAACTTCAACCGCCATCCTCTGGAGTTCAGGCGGCATTTCGTAGACCGCGCGAACAAGCGTTTGCTGAAAATCGCTGAGCTGATACTTTGCGGACATCTCAGCGACAAAATCAGACCCGACATCGAGGAACATATTGCCGAGGCCTGTGTGCAACCATTGAGGACTAGCTTTGAACTTTGATTCGAGAAGCATAATCACTCGTTCATTGAGATTACGAACATGCTTCTCAATATTCGACACGCTTGACTTCGTTAAGCCGATAGGAGCGCCAAATTGCTCTTGGCTTAAATCTAAGGCTAGGCGAAGTTCCTTAAAACGATCATTGATCGTGCCATCGTCATGCATACACTCACCACCTGCATGAAAGATATCACATAAAGTTGATTTTGTAAACATTTATGTTGACAAAGTTCTGTATGAATACTATTATGTTTTCATAATCAACGAAACATACCGAAAGAGACGGAAGGGAGAGGCTGGAAATGTGGTTTTTCAAAAAGAAGTCTGAAACACAATTCGTATTCGTTCGACCAGAAGACTCTATTTGTCGGACTACAGACGAGCTGCGGAGAAGAAACGTTAACGAAGGATTTACGGTTAGGGGAATTACGGATCCTCATTATCCGGGGGAATTGCTATTGATAATGTTAGTTTCCGAGCGCGGTTGGTTGAAACTAGCAAAGTCACATCTTTGGGAGCAAGTGGAAAAATACCTTTCGGGCGCGAGAATTGAACATAGCCACAAGTCGCGCCGAGAGCATCGAGGGAGATAGGCATCGGTAACGTGTAGAACACACGCTCAACGCTTTCGATATCGTTTGAAGTGGTAGTAAACACGCGAACCTTTTCCGGGAACGAACAACAATCATAGCTGTTGCCATTAAGCGAAAATTGCAGACGCGTTATAGCAACGGGCAATGATGAGTGGTTTGCTATCTGAATGTACATTTGACAAGCACTTTCACGGGCGAACGACTTGTACTCAGAAACAGTTATTGAAAGCCTTACACGACGCGATAGAGCGGTAGCAATAAGTGACCAGACAGAAAGAACTGAACCAAGTATTGCGAGAGCCAACGTTATGTTGTCTCGCGTGAATAGATCAGAAAAAGACTTCACAGAAACACCACCTTTCACGGTGAGTTTACCACAAAAGGAGATACAACACCATGAACAAAGACAATTTGGAAGGAGCTGCCACGGAGCAGGAACAGGCGGAAAATGTTGCCAGCGAATCCGAGCTTGCGGCAGAAGCGGCAGCCGCGGTCATGAAATCCCTGTCGCCGGGGTCGCGCATGTACTATCAGGGATTTGTGCAGGGGCTGCAGGCGGCAGAGGAAGCGAAGAAGGCGGGGTAAAACCCCGCCACCTCTGCACATGAGAGTCTTAGCTATTCCCCTTTACCAAGGAAAGAACTTTTTTGTAAATTGCGTCAAAGTACTCGCCTACAAACTCACCGCCTGTTTGATCAACTCCCACATGAGTACTTGAGACAGTGGCAACAACAATATCTGCTGTGATTTTTAACGCATGATTCTCCAGAGCATCCATATTTATCACCTCCTTTAGCAGTAATACTATCACAGCTTTCATTCAAGGTGAAGCAGAAATGAGAACGTCGGCGCTTTGCGATGGGTTGAGAGAGAGGCGGACACAATCCGTAGGCGGTGAGATGCCCACCGCCCAGCCCGTCGCAAAACGCCGAAAGGAGAACCAACATGCACATGCACCTTAGGTTGAAGACCATGAGCGGGATTTACGCGCAGGCAGAAGATTATAGCGCGGATGGTATCGAGAACCCATTCCGACTCACTGCATTCATACCAAATTATGACGGAAAGCCGAAATTCAAACCAGTACAGTTTGCGTTCGGATCAATGGCAGAGGTGTCAAACGCGATATTTGCGTTGACATACAGCGGGAAGAAGCTCAAAGACTACGCGAGTAAGCTTATTGAGCCAGATAACGAGAGATTATTGACGGTAAACATTTAACGATGGAGGATGTGCAAAATGCCTTTTCGAATTTCAGAAGACGATAAACGCGCCGCCAAGGTTCTCAACAGTGGGAGCATGGACGGCGCGCGCGCGTACTGCAAGAAGGTGGTAAGCGATATCGACAAAAAGGGTAAGCACGGACGCATCGACAATATTTTACCGCTTGCAGAAGCAGCTGCCACATATCAAGATATCGCCGCTGATGCCGTGTCTTCCGATGAGGGAGAAAAAGCGCAGCCGCACGAAAATTTCATGAATGCACTGTTTCAAGCAACGCGCGAGGAAGTCTTGCAAAGCGGATGTTGGCGGTGCGAGCGGGACGTGTGTCGGCCTTTTGCCGGGGCGGTTAGCATACGCCACGAAGGGGACAGGCATTATCTCGTTTTCACGGACGCGAGCGGCAATAGTACCGAATATCGCATTTGGTTCTGTCCATATTGCGGAAAGAAGTTTTAAGGAGGAGTCAACCTATGTGCAGACCTCAGATCGGAGCTGACGGCTGGGAAAGGCCGAGAGACAACATCTTCACGCGATACCGCCTACGTCGCATCCTGCGCGCGTTGGGGCTGAATGAACTTTACACGTGGCAGCGGCAGTACGTTTTCAGCGAGCTGTCGGAAGTACCGAGCAAGAAAGGGTGCGGGAAAACGACTGCACGTCTGGTCAATCTCGCGATGTGGTATCACGGCGTGATCGACAAACGGGATATCACCTGCGCTGGCATCCTCGGAGACCCCGACTATTACGCCGCAAGCAGAAGAAGCCGAAACTACTACTTGGCAGAGATCGAGTGGGCGCACGCGCAGTGCGTCGCGCACGGCATCCGGGTATTCAAGATCGTGCCGGAAGAGCGGAAACGGTGGTGGAGACCGTGAGCAAACAAGTCAACTTGCTCGATGATATCGATGATATCGACGATTTGAAGCAAGCGAAGATAAGGCTAGCACAAGCGGTTTCAGAATTATTTTGGATTGAGAGATTACTTCACTGGATAACCCGAAGAAAAGTCCATAACGAGAGCAAAACAGACAGTTAGTAAATCAGAAAAGGAGGGCGCGACTATGGAGCAGAGCATCAAGGTTTTGAAAAAAGAATACCGCTATGCGCTGCTGCCGTTGGTCGCGCCCGAATCGCGCGTGTACACGCTTCTGGAAGCGTGCGCCGTGCTCCAAACATCGAAATCGACTATGCTGCGGTTACTCGCGGCGGGTGAAATAAAAGGATTCAAGCTGCCGAACACGCAGCACGGACGCTGGCATATCGCCGAGATCGCGATTGCCGCGTACATCACCGCACGGACGGAGGAGGCAAACGAGGCATGAATTGTACGAAATGCGGAAAGCGGATTCTTTTCATGAAGACGCAAAACGACCGAACAATGCCCGTTGATGAGCAAATGGTGTACGTCGTGCCGGATGACAGCGCTCGACTACTTGCGGTTACACATACCGGGTATTCATTCCATGCGCGGCTTGCAAACGCGGGGGACAAGGATGCCAGGAAAGCGCATCTGACACACTGGGCAAATTGCAAGAAGCATACTCCGAACCATGTGCAAGCGGCACGGGATGAGTACGACAGGCGTCAAGAAGAAGTGATTGACAACAAGCTCGCTTTTCAGCGCAAACGCTATGAAGAAGCGCGCCGGATCGAGCGGCAGAAGCGTGAGCCATCAGAGGTAGCCGAGCAGATTTCGCTGCTTCACTTTCTTTAGGAAATAAACATCTAAACAAAAAAACCGAGTTGATGTATTCACATAACTCAGGTTGGGAACATCTGACAGCAGGTTTCTATTCAACGTTGTTTTCAGATAGAGAGTGGAAGAAATCATGAATCTTATTAAGCATTCTTGCCATAAGGCTGAATATTCCCATTAGTATCGCAAGAGAGATAGCAAGGATAAGATAAAAAGTTAGATTGTCGATAAAAGTTGATGACTTAGCAAGTTGAGATTGGTAAATAACCTTGAAACAAAACAAAGCAAAGCAAATTGTAAGTGCCAAATTAAAGTATGAGCATAGGATTGCGATTAGTGAAGAACGTGGAGTTGCAAGAAGGCAAGTTTCAAATACGTTGAACAGAAAGAAAAAAACAATTGCAAGAGCGAGGTTTCGAGAATATGTATAACCATCAATTTTAAGTAAGCAAGCTAGCCAAAATCTGAAAGAGGCGAAATAATTGAAAGCTGCTATGAAAAGCGTGATCAGAAGGAGCACATGGGAGAACTCGAAAACAAAAAAGGACATTTTTGTGCCATGTGACAAATAAGTATAGTACAGCGCTATTAGGGCAAATAGTGCTCCAATTAATAAATTAAGGCTAAGTTCTTCATTCATATGACAATTATATGAGAACTGTTGTCAAAGTCAATACTACAGAGAAATGTAATTAAATCATCGGGTCAAGAACAGGTCTATGACAAAACCTTTTTTAGATCTCAACCGAACTAGATTAGTAATGAAATAAAAACTGGAGACACTGACGCATGAAAAAGAAAAGAAACGGAACGCAGCAGATAAAGAAACATTCGCTTTGCTGGACGTGCCTGCGCTCTCGTCCGATACCGGGCATTGGATGCTCGTGGTCGCGCCTGTATCACCCAGTCAAAGGATGGGACGCGGAAGCGACAACGATCAAGAGCACGCGAAAAAGCGGAACAATCACATACGGATCATATCGCGTCTGTGCGTGTCCGCTCTATATCGAAGAGAGAAATGTGCAGACCAATGATTTCACGTTTGAAGAACAGAGGGCATAACGCGCTGCGCGCGGGAGGACTAGACCATGCCGGAAGAATCCTATAGTTTTAGCAAAAGTCATTTCATGCGAATTGACGTCGACGAAATCAAAGGCCGGAAAACGCCGATTTTCCGCATTGCGGAGATAACCACGCTTGGAGAGCTGGGCGAAATCAAGTGGCATACGCCGTGGCGCGCGTTTTGTTTCTTTCCAGAGGGCAGTTGCGTATTTGATAGCGGATGTCTCGCAAAGATCGTGGAGTGGGTACGGGCAGCGAACGAGCAGTATAAGAGCGCGCGCAGAAATGAGAGCATATAAATCTAGAATTATTGGCGATGACATATTAAGGCTTTTGCCTAGGAGGTTCTCTCGTTAGCAAGCTGATGATTATATCAAGACGTTTATAACTGTCGGAGGTTTCATTGCGAAACTGTTCCTCTAACGCTTGAATTTCAACTCTGCATTTCTCGGACACGTAAAGCTGGACTTCATGATAGTTCTTAGTTTGAGAATATGTTCGTTCATATGCAGCTGAATCCGGATCGTTTAAGATTGCTGTTTGAATTGATGCAGCTGCAATGTAATCTTCGATGATCTTCGCGCGATGCTCGTAATAGTTTTCACGGTAAAATTTCTTGCTCTCCTGAGAACCGTTAATCCAAGAAGTAAGAACAGGACTTGCGACAGAAATCGCAACAGCACAAAGCGCAATTATTAGTTCCCAATTAATACTCGTTTCCATAGTTACCTCCTTTTTGGCGATTATACCACTAATTTTGGTTTTGAAACATACACGCAATACAATGCAGAAACGGAGAAGGTTATGAAAGAATCCATGAAAGCCCTATGCGCCGATATCGAGGCGGCAGGAGAAAAGGAACTCGCGCGCGCGGCTGCGATGTTCGGGGAGACCAACAACAGCCCACACGAAAGCTACGCGGTCATTCTCGAAGAGTTTCAAGAGGCGCAGACCGATGGCCGCATGTTTGAACATAATATTGACTTCTACTGGGACGCTGTGAAGAAGAACGACGAAAAGAACCAAGACGTTTGGCTCAAAGAGATGAAGGAAAAAGCACTGCGCGCGGCAATTGAATGGACGCAAGTGTATGCAATGTGCGCCAAAGCACTCAAGAAAAAAGAGAACAATTAAGCAAAACCCGCTTCCTTATTTATAAGGAAGCTTTACTACAGGATAAAAATCGAACATGGTTTCTGGTTTATTTGAACCTTGTATACGGTGATAACATCTCGGACTAAGTATGTAGAACGTACATACACACACCAACCAGAGAGTTGGCGTAGCCAGTAATCGCGAAGCGCGTTCCCTTAGCAGTAGTCGGTGGGCAGAGTGGGCAATGTGGATAAGTCTTACGCACCTTATCCACATTGTCTCACGCTATCCACCGACCAAGAACCACGACCACTCTGCCGGAGGTGAAAACCGTGAAAAAGCAACAGTACGTAGCAGAACGCTACGAGGCGATATATGACAAGGACACTCGCGAGGATTTTCTTGACGCAATCAATCACCCAAGCGTAAAGACCTACCGCAACAAAGCGCAGTTCTGCGGGGACATCCTCGAAAGCGACGTTTGCGCAACGTGGAACGCAAAGAGCCAGGCATCAGCGGCAAAAGCTGCTATGCGCGAGCAAAGCCCGGAGACCATCGAGAACAGAAACAACCGCAACGCCGAGCGCAGGATCACGCAGCTGCTCAATACGAATTTCAGAACAGGCGACTATGCCATGTATCTGACGTTCCGCAGTGAACCGAAAAACTGGGACGAAGCACACAAAGCGTTGGAGTGGTACATAAAAGCACTGCGCAAAGCCTATAAAGCAGCGGGGAAAGAGCTTTTTTACCTGTACGTCTACGAGTGTGCGAACAAGGACGGAGAAACAGTTCGCCAGCACTTCCACATTTTCATCAATGGCGATATTGAACGCGATTTTGCCGAAGACCTGTGGCGGAAGAAGTACGGGAAAGCCAATGGCACGAGACTAGAGCAGGACGAATATGGTTTGACCGGGTTTGGTTGCTACGTTCTCAAAGCCCCGCGTGGGGTAAAGAACCTGCGCAGGTGGGCTGGCAGCCAAAACTTAAAAGAGCCGGACGTGAAAAAGAGCACACGGCTGCCATCCGGCCAGCGGCTCAGCAAAAAGCTGATGATGGATATCTTGTCCGGCAAGAAAGACGTAAAAGAGGTTTTTGAGCGTGCATACAAGGGGTATATCTTCGTGGACGCGCGCACGAAATACAGCCAGTACGCCAGCGGCGTATATCTCTATGTGCGAATGCGCAAGATCAAACGAGAATGACAAAAAACAAAAAAGGATGTGCAGAACATGAAAACAGTCTCAATCATCAACCTCAAAGGCGGAGTTGCAAAGACGGTATCCGCAATCAACATCGCCGCCGTGCTCGTGAAGGAACACCAAAAGCGGGTGCTGCTCGTCGATGCAGACAAGCAAGCGAACACGTCTAAATTCTTTGGCTTGCATGACGAGGGAAAGCCGAGCCTGTCCGATCTGCTGACGATGCGAAACACAGCGCGCGAAATCATCCGGCCTACGTCTATGCCGGGACTGGACATTATTCCGGCAAACATGTCTTTGCTCGTCGCGGACAAGCAAGTTTTGCTAGATGTGCAGACCCCGCAGCAGACACGTTTGCGCGATGAGCTGGAGGAAGTGCGGGAAGACTATGACTTTTGCGTGATCGACAACGCGCCAGACCTCAATATGACGGCGGTCAACGCTCTGGTTGCTAGCAACGATGTCATGATCCCGATCAAGATCGATCGTTTCGCGTTCGACGGAATGCCTATACTCGTGGATCAAATCAACCGTCTCAAAAAGTCGTTCAACCGTGATTTGCGAATTGCCGGATGCTTTGTGACGATCATGGAGCGCAACAAGGTCAACACGCAGGGCATCGACGTTCTGGATCGTCGCATGATCGCAGATTTTCCGATGTTCAAAACGGTGATCCGCAAAACGGTCAAGGTTAGCGAGATGACGTTTCTTGGTAGCGCGTTGATTGAATACGCGCCGAGGAGCACCGCCGCGCAGGATTACGTGCGGTTGGTCAATGAGTATTTGGAAATGTGCTAATAATTAGCACGCGAAAGGAGAAAGACGATGGCAAAACAATCAGGATTCAGCATTCTAAGCACGCTTAACCCGCAGAGTTTACCGGGCGAAGAACGCGCCGCAAATGAATTCGTCGTTGAGATGATCCCGTTGAAGGAGATCGAACCGAACGCGGACAATTTTTACAACACCGAGGATATCGAGGCTCTTGCAGAGGACATCAAGCAAAACGGTCTCATGCACAACATTGTGGTTGGCAAGCGCGGGGATAACGGACAATACACGCTCATCAGCGGCGAGCGCCGATACAGGGCGTTTACGCTGCTCAACTCACAGGGCAACGCAGGGTATAAAACAATACCGGCAGTCGTTGACGGTGAGAAAAATCCGCTGCTGGTCAAACTCAAACTCATCAGCGCAAATGCAACAGCGCGCGAGCTGTCAGACTACGAGAAGTCAGAACAGGCGGCGCAGATCGAGCAGATTGCAAAGCAACTCAAACAGCAGGGGTTGGAACTTCCGGGGCGCGCGCGGGACATCACGGCGCAGGTTCTCGGAGTATCGCCAGCACAGGCCGGGCGGCTTACACGTATTGCGCACGATCTTGTGCCGGAGGTCAAAGAAAAGTTTGCTGCTGGTGATATCGGGGTGACTGAGGCTTACGATGTGGCGACGCTGCCGCCAGAGCAGCAGGTGCAGGTGGTCGAGGCGCGCGCAGCAAAGCAAGCGGAACCGAAAGCAACGGGCACCGCGCAGCCAGCCAAGCCGCAGAAACCAGTGCAGCAAGCTGGTGAGCGGGAGAAAACCCGCAACAAGACGACTACTTGGATGGACGGTTTTGAGCATGACACCGAATTGATGAGTACGGCACTATGTTTGGAACACTGGAATGAGATGGCGTGCCATCCGACAGAGTTCAAGTTCCTAAAATCGCTCGTACTCCAAGAGGCGGCCATGCGGAAGAGGAGGGCAGAGTGAAGCAAATGGAACAGGGCAATGACATGAGTGCAGAAGTTGAGTTCTATCGCAATGAAGATGGCTATGGTAAATGCCCAAAGTGTGGCTTTGACGGAGTAAACGCAGGGGTTATTTACAACCATAAAGCACATACCGCTGATTGCGAAACGAAATGCTTGAGATGTGACTATGGTATGGGACAAACGTTGCCATTCTTTGGGAAAGAATCATTAAAAAAAATACATGCATCGCTAGAAGAACAAAAAGGGTTCTGGAACAAAGCATCAGACAATCAACAAGATAGAGCGTATGGATATTTCAGAGCAGCTGATGTTATGAGAAAAAATGCAAACGAGACGTTGCAAGCGGCAGCGCGTCTTGAAAAACAAGGAAATGAGATTATCAGGCGGTTCAATCTAAACAGAGACAACAAGGAGGATGAGCATGGAACAGAGTAACGACCAGCGCGCGGGAATCGACACCGCAGCAGAAACAGCCGAAGCACTCGCGACAGTGATCGCAGATGCCAGAACAACCCTGCAAGCCTATATGGACAACGCAGGCGGCAACACGAACTATTTCAAGTCCATGGAACTGCTGCTGCGCAACTATCCGCAGCTGGCACAGTTGGTGATTGATGCTGACTTGTACATGGAGGATGCCGACCGCAAGCGGGACAAGAGCATTGTTTCGTATCGGCGCAATGCTGGCGGGTTGCAACCGAGTGAAGCCGAGGACGAAGCAGAGCGCATCCGCGCGAGCAACTATGCGTATACGCGTGCGAGGTTCGACGAGATTGATAGTGTGGTTAAAGTGTACAAAGATCGCAAAGAGATGCGCGTGGTGCGGATGTACTACTTTGGGCAGGATGCAGACGGAAAACAAAAGCTGCCGTCTGAGAGACAGACCACGTTCGAAGACATTGCCGTTGATCTTGGGATCGATGAGAAGACCGCGCGGAGATGGCGCAGCGATCTCGTGAATGATATGGCGGTTGCTCTCTTCGGCAAATGTGCAGCCGTTGAAGCAGGAGCATATCGCGGGCAACGCAGGAGAGGGTTGACAAGCGCGAGTTAATGCCCGAATCGTGCCCGATTGATGCCCTTGATGTTGCCGCTTAACGAGTTATAATTATTACTGTGATCTTGTGTACAAACGAGAGACACACAGAAAGCGCTGACCGTCTGCACATCCGGCCAGCGCTTTTTCTTTTGAGGTGATCGGGTGACAACCGAAGATATCAGGCGATGGATTGCGGACGGCGAACTGTGGAGGTTCTACACTTCTCGCACATGGAAGCGCCTACGCAACGAAGTCATGCGGGATTACAAAGGCGAGTGCCAAGACCATAGAGAGAAGCATGGCAAGTTCGTGGCTGCTACCATGGTGCATCACGAGAAGGAGTTGCGAGACAGACCAGACCTAGCATTGCAAAAGTTTTATATCGACGAGCAAGGGCGTAAGCATCGACAGCTTACGCCCTTGTGCGATGCATGCCATGAGACACGGCACCCGGAACGTCTCAAACAAAATCATAAAGCAAAAGAACCGTGGCCGGAGCGGTGGGACTGAAAAAAGCACACCCCCCGGTCGAAAAAAACGCATTCTAAAATTTTTACCGTCTACTCGGTAGGGTTCAGGACAAAAGCGCTCTCGCGTGAGCGCGCGCGTGAAAGGGGGGGGTGGGGGTATGCCAGTAAAAGGCCGCGCCCAAGTGCAGAACTATTTGAATTGTGAGCTGTATAAAAAGATTCAAGAAGACCTAGAAAAACAGCTAATTCGTATGGGCAATGAAAGCCCTTATGCCTTTGATTTGATTCACGACTACATGGAATTTTGGGTTACCAAGTGCTTGCTGGAGGATGATATCAGGCGGCGCGGGGTTATGGTCACATACAACAATGGCGGGGGTCAGAAAGGCAAAAAGAAAAACGATTCAGTCGAATTGAAGATCAAGGTCACACAGCAAATGACGGCAATTTTAGACAAGCTCAACATCAAGACTACACTTTTCGTGCCGGAGAACGGAGACGGAAACGGCAACAAGAGCGGTGGAGACGATGACGACCTGTGAGCTAAACCGTCATGTGCTGGAATGGATCGAGATCGTCGAAAAGGACACGATTGGCAACTGCGTCGAGCAGCAGCAGCTTGCGGCGTATATCCGCAAGTGTTTTGTACAGGAAGACATTTACACGGATGATGTCTTGCTTGAAAAGTATCTCCGGCAGGAGAAGTATTTCCCGTTCAATCTGATTCCGTGGGAAAAGTTCTGCATCGCGCTGCATCTCTGCACGTTCTGGTCAGAAAGCGGTTTGCCGCGATGGCCGGACTTATTCATGCTGCTGGGGCGTGGAGCGGGAAAAGACGCTTTCATTGCCTTTGAGGGATATTGCCTGTTGTCGCCGCACAGTGCGTTGCCGGAGTATGACGTGGATATCTGCGCGAACGTCGAAGAACAAGCATTGCGCCCGGTGCGAGATGTTGTGTCCGTACTCAACAACCCGCAAAACCGCGTGAAATTGAGTAAGTATTTCAACTGGACAGCGGAGCGGGTGACCGGGGCAAAGCTAAACGGAGTGATGCGCGGGCGCACAAAAAATCCGAGCAGCAAGGACGGAATGCGCAGCGGCATGGTCGTTTACAATGAGCTGCACCAGTATGAGAACTATGACAACATCAAGGTTTTTGCCACGAGCTTGGGAAAGAAAAAGCATCCTCGCAGGCTCTATGCGACAAGCCAAGGCGATGTCAGAGATGGCCCGCTGGATGATATGCTTGACCGCTCTGAGCAAATCCTAAAGGGCGAAATATCGGACAATGGGTTGCTGCCGTTTATCTGCCGACTGAACAATAAAGACCTCGTACATGACGAACGCTGCTGGTCGCAAGCGAATCCGACATTGCCATATGCGCCAACGCTTTTTGGGGTCATCAAGAAAGAATACATTGAGTGGTGCGCAAATCCGGGTGCGAATGCGGACTTCATGACAAAGCGAATGGGACGGCCTCAGTCGGATGCGGTCTTGCCAGTAACGAAGTATGAGAACATCAAGGCAACGGCGTTTATCATCTCACCAAGCGGAGAGAAAACGCCTCGCGTAATTCCTGACCTACGCGGGCGGTCATGCGTTGGTGGAATCGACTATACATTGCTCACGGACTTTGCGAGTGCAGACCTGCGGTTTTGGGTGGATGGGAACAAGGTTGACATCAACCATTCTTGGCTCTGCTTGCAATCGCGCGACCTGCATCGCATCAAGCCGGACTATAAAAAGTGGACGCAGCAAGGTCATATAACGCTTGTGGATGATGTCGAAATTCCCCCGGAATTGATTGCAACATGGTTCTACGATCATGCGCAGGACTACAACATCGTTGGCATCGCGGCAGATAATTTTCGTTATGCGCTGCTGGCGACTGCGTTTCGCGAGATTGGTTTTGACGCGAAGGAGAAAAAGAACTTCAAGTGCATTCGACCATCTGACGTTATGATGGCAGCGCCGATCATCATAAGCGATTTTGAAAACAAACGCTTGATATGGGGAGACAACCCGCCGTTGCGATGGGCGACAAACAACGTGAAGTTGATGAGCCAAGCATCGCGCGGAGGCGTTGACACCGGGAATAAGTACTTTGCTAAGATCGAGGCGAAAAGCAGGAAAACAGATCCGTTCATGGCGATGGTAGCCGCCGCGACAATTGAAGACAAACTGGAACAGCCGGAACACACATTTGTTGATGTTCCGGCTGTTGTCTGGTAAGGAGGACAAGGGATTGAGCTTAATATCATGGATTGCCGAGAAGCTGGGGACAGCTTCGGTGCCACTTGCGCCGGATAGTAGTTTGATCGTCGAATACTACAGCATTTTCGGCGAGGTGTGTTTCCGAGAACTTGCATACGCGGCGGCGAAAAACCTAATTGCAAACAGCATCAGCAAATGCGAGTTTAGAACAATGCTGCGCGGCGAAGAGGTGAAACAGGACGAGTATTATCTCTGGAATGTGGAGCCGAACAAAAACGAAAACAGCAGCAGATTTCTACGCAAGATCGTTAATCGCCTTTGCGACAATAACGAATGCCTTGTGATAGAGCAAGGCGGTCAACTGCTGGTTGCGGACAGCTTTTACAAGCAAGATTACACGCTGTATGAAGATGTTTTCTCGCAGGTGACAGTTGGAGAGCTTACGTTTGGCCGACAATACAGGCAGCATGAGGTGCTGTACTGGAAGTTGTCGGACAAGAACGTCAAACAAGCACTGGAAGCGTTGAACGGGTCGTACTCCAAAATGCTGGCATATGCAATGCAAGCCTATCAGCGGTCGCGCGGGACAAAAGCGACGGTTGATTACGAATCGATCCCACCTAACGTTGTAAAAAGCGGCGCAGACGAGAATCAATGGATTCTAGCACAAGCAGCAAAGTACAAGACGTTTTTGGAGGCGGACAACGCTATTATGCCGCAAGGTAAGGGCGTAAAAATCAACGCTTTCAACAAGGGTTCGACAGCGAATGAGACAACGCGGGATATTCGTGAAATGATTGGTGACATTTTTGATTTCACCGCGCTTGCGTTTGGAATCCCGCCTGTCCTTATGCGTGGTGATGTTCAGGGGACGAGCGACGCGACGGACAACCTGTTGACGTTTGGTGTTGACCCTTGGACGGATATGTTGCGCGAAGAGATCGTCCGCAAGCGGATTGGTAAAGAGGAACATTTGATGGGGACAGATTTGATAATCGATGCGAGCCAGGTTAAACACATCGACATCATGTCTTCCTCGACGCAGATTGACAAACTCATTGGGTCTGGCGCGTTTAGCGTGAACGATATTCTCAGAATGTTCGGAAGACCGACAATCAAAGAGCCTTGGGCAGACCAACACTACATCACAAAGAATTACGCGCTGATCGAGGAAGTATTAAAGGCGCTTACGGGAGGAGGTGAGAACAAATGAGTGAAAAGCCACAGAAGTTTTACTCAATGGCGGTGAGGGGGCGCGAAGCAGATATTTATATCTTTGGAAGCATCCTTACGCCAGACTGGGTCGCGTTTGATCGCATGTTTGGTGTTGAAGCAAGCCGTTCGGGATACGACATCATTACGGAGATTCGCGACCTCGACGTTGATGTCATAAACGTACACGTCAATAGCCCCGGCGGGCACGTGTCGGAAGGACTCGCAATTCACAACGAACTCGAAGCACATAAAGCGGAGATCGTAACGATTACACCCGGCTTTGCGTGTTCGGCGGCGGCGGTTGTCTTCATGGCGGGGAAAATTAGAAAGATGTACAAAGCATCGCTCCTAATGATCCATAACGCATGGGGCGGAGGAGCCGGAAACGCAAAAGAACACAGAAAGTGTGCGGATGATCTGGATACTATCAGCGCAACGGCAGCTCAAACATTCAGAGCGAAAATCAAATTACCTGATGCCGAGCTTGACCGTTTGCTTGACAACGAAACTTGGATCAATCCGACAGATGCTGTTAAATGGGGATTCGCAACCGAGATCGTGGAGGCGGAGAAAGACGAGAGACCAGCCGCAAGCGCAATGGACGCGATTGTGCGGACTCTGACAGCGCCGCAGGTAGAACACGAAACGACCGATGACAAGCTGGAACAGCTGATTAAAGACGTGGCCGCCATCAAGGCGGCTGTTTCTTTGCCCGGACAGCAGCCAAAGCAGGAACCGAAACAGGAGCCTGCGCAGGAAAAGAACATCGAGAACAGACCTATGACATTTTTCAATGCCCTACTGGGCGGGAAGGAAGAAAAGTAACATGAAAAACCTCGACATCCTGAAACAGGAACATCAGGCAATCGTCCAGAAAATGCAGGCGGCGTTCGCATCCGGTGACACGGAGGCGTTTTCTGCTGCGTGGGGCGACTTTGCAAACGCGATCATGGAAAGCGTCATCAAGGAAGCAACCGGCCTCATCGGCGTGAACGATTCCGCAGTGCTCGCGCAGCGCGGCGTGCGGCAGCTCACCAGCGAAGAGCGCAAGTACTATGAGGCGTTGATCGGCGCAATGAAGAGCGGCACGCCGCAGCAGAGCATTTCCAACCTCGACGTTGTTATGCCGAAGACCGTCGTTGAGAGCGTCTTCGAAGACTTGGTATCGGAACATCCGCTGCTGGATGCTATCGACTTTGTCAATGCCGGAGCGGTCACCGAGTGGCTGCTCAACGACAATTCCAAAGACCTTGCATCTTGGGCGCCGCTCAGTGCAGAGATCGTGAAAGAACTCACGTCCGGGTTCCGAAAGATCGATCTTGCGCAAAACAAGCTGTCGGCATTCCTGCTGGTCAGCAAAGCCATGCTCGATCTCGGGCCGGAATGGCTGGATCGATACGTGCGCGCGGTGCTGTCCGAAGCGCTTTACTTCGGCCTTGAAGACGGCATTATCAACGGCAGAGGACAAACCATCAATCTGCATGAGCCGATTGGTGCGAGAAAGAATCTCGCTGGTGCTGTTGATCCCGCAACAGGCTACCCCGACAAAGAGAAAGTCGTGGTCAACTCGCTTGATCCTGTAACCTATGGCGCGTTGCTGGCCACGATGGCTCAGACTCCGGGCGGCGGGTTCCGCGTGGTGAAACGGGCGATTCTCGTTGTGAACCCCGCAGACTATCTGCAAAAGGTTATGCCTGCAACGACCGTTCGTGCGGCTGATGGAACGTACAGAAACGATGTTCTGCCGTACCCGACCATCATCATTCCGTCCGCGCAGATTGCCGCGAATGAAGCTCTTCTCGGCATCGAGAAACGGTACTTCATGGTTGCTGGTACTGGCAAGTCCGGCAAGATTGAGTACGATGACTCGTATAAGTTCCTCGAAGACGAGCGCGCCTATGTCGTGAAGTTCTACGGTCACGGCCAGCCAAAAGACAACACGTCTTTCCAGCTGCTTGACATCACCAACCTCAAGCCCACCGTGGCTCAGGTTGAGGTCATCAACCTCGACGAAGTGCCCGTGGCGTAAGGTGACGCGCTATGGCTAAAAAGACAGAATTGATGGCAAGAGTGCTGTCCCCTTTTCGGGACAAGTACACTGGCGAAATTCGCAAGCGTGGAAGTGTATTTCCGGCTGACGAGAAGCGCGTGAAGGAGATCAACGCCGGGCGTACAAAGCCGCTGGTGGAGATCGCAGAAGCAAAGGACGCAGAAAGCGCGCAGACCGCGGCTACCGCGCCTGCTGTGCAACCGGAACAGAACGACGCGGGCGGCGAGAAATCGCCGCCTGTAGCGTCCTCGGAACCCGAAGAAGGAGCGACTGTCGCAGATGGCGGCGCGGGCTGCGTGCAGGCGGGAGAACCCGCGTCCGCGCCCGATACGGCAAAGCCGGACACGAAGGGCAAAGACAAAGGCAAGTAGGAGGGATAAACAATGGCATTACCAGAGGGATTGCTTGAGGCGGCGAAAAACAACCTGTCCATAACGTGGAATGATCCAGACACAGAAACGAATCTGACGGGGATTCTCGAAAGAGGGATTGTGTATTTAGATCGTATTGCCGGAGCCGCACAGGTTTACACGGTCGAAGGTGATGCCCGCGCTTTACTCTTTGACTATGCCAGGTATGCACGTTCTGACGCGTTGTCGGAGTTTGCGAAGAACTATCTGCATGAACTGCTTGCACTCCAGATCAACACGACAATCCCACCGACAGTAGAGGAGGGATAGCATGATTCAAAATCCTCTGAAACTGCAAACGTACAATGACGGCCTCGTAGACATCTACGAGGCCGTTTCGCCGCGCAAGATCGCGGTAGCACCAAAGATCAAGCTGCGTTTTGAAGACCGCACCATTGGCGTGACGCGCCACTACGCGGCGCAGCAGGCGAATGCAAAGATTGCGCATGTGCTGCGCTGTCCGCGCATCAAAACCGTTTCCACGCAGGATATCGCGGTGCTGGCCGGTCATCAGTACAACATTACGTTCATCCAATACCCGAAGGATGTAACTCCACTGTCGATGGATTTAACGCTGGAGGAGGTGCGCGGGAACTATGCTGCCGACAATTAACCAAGCGTTAGAGGCACTTGATACCGTGCTCAAATCGTTGCCGGGGATGTCCGAGAAGGTGGATCACATCGAGGCGTTTGAGCAAGAGGAAAACTACATCGTTTGGCAGGAGGACGGGCAAGCTGGTGACACCGATGAGGCGGATAACGCCGCAATTCGGCAAACGATAACCGGGACGGTCGATTATTACACGAAAACAGAGTTTGACACGATGGTAAGCGCCATTCAGAAAGCAATGACGGATGGAAAAATATCGTGGGAACTCAATAGCATCCAGCACGAGACGGATACGGGCTATTCACATTACGAATGGACGTTTGAGCTGGAGGTAGACCCTCATGGCTAACGTCACATTTCGCGCATCGGAAGAATATGAACTTCGGTTGTCCAGACTTGCGAATGAATCGCCAAACGTCATCACGGCGGCGATCTATGCCGGGGCGCGTGTCATCGCAGACGCGATAAAGGCAGCACTGAATGCGCTGCCAACCGACAAGTTTCGCTATCTGCGCAACGGCGACAAGTACAAAGGTTTGACGGAGGATGAGAAGCGGGATCTTCAAGAATCGTTTGGCATCACTCCGATCCGTAAGGGCAGTGATGGAAACTGGAGCGCAAAAGTGGGATTCGACGGATACGGATCAACACGAACGCCGAAATACCCGAAAGGTGTTCCAAATCAGCTCATCGCAAGAGCTGCCGAGAGCGGTTCGACGGTGCGTGAAAAAACGCCGTTTGTTCGAACATCGGTTAACCGGGTGAAAGGAGCCGCGCAAGCGGCCATGGAAGAAGCCGGAGAAGCGGAAATCAGAAAAATATTTGAGCCTTAAACGAGGCGGGAGGATTTTATGCCGGATAACAAGACTTTCTTTGGATTGAGCAGGTGCGGTATCGCACCGAAAACCGTTGCAGCTGGCGTTGTTTCCTATGGTGCGATTATTCCCATTCCGGGAGCGGTTGAGTTCAAAGCAACGCCGAAGGGTGACATTCAGACCTACGAAGGAGACAACACGGACTATCTCGTGGTGGACAAGAGCGAAGGTTACGACTGCGAAGCGAAGTTCTTCAACGTTTCTGAGGAGGTCGTAAAGACCTACTTCGGCCAGAAGGAGGACGTGAACGGAGTCGGCGCGGAATTCGCCGGGGCAACATTCCCTGAATTCGCTTTCCTTGGTCAGATGGAGGGCGACGCTTATAACCGCAGATTCACGATGATGGATTGCGTGATGAGCAAGCGAATCAGCATCGAGACCAAAACGGCGAAGGGGAAAGAACCCAACTATGTGCTGGTTAGCTTTGCAGCTCGTCCGCGACCGACTGACGGGCTGGTCAGGCTATTCACAAAAGCGGCAACCGACGCTGTTGTGTATGGGAACTGGTTCACCACGGTACAGGACTACGTTGAAGTCGTAGGGTGAGGATTATGAGCAAGATTATTAATATTGCTGGCCGGGACGTGGGGTTTGATGCCCCCGCGTCCCTTCCTGTTCGTTACAGGAATATGACGACGCGAGATTTCTTTGTGGATATGCAAACACTGTCTGAATCGACTGATTCCGTAAAGAAACCCAAAAAACTCTTTGGGAAAGCAGCCGAGAAAGAAGAAGCCGCAGAAGAGATGCGTATCAATGAGAAATGGGATACCACAATTCTGTTTAACATTGTGCATGCTATGGCGAAAGCTGCCGATCCGACTATTACATCGGACTTGATTGATTGGGTTGACTCGTTCGAAGAGTTTCCGATCTTCCAGATATTCGCGGAGATTCAGCCGCTTCTTGTGAAGAGTATGCAAACCACAAAAAAGTCCACAGCGGCGGTGATGGGCTAGACTCAATCGAGTATCTTCTTGTCGCGAAGAGACTCGGTTTCACCGTCGCTGACCTTGACGATATATCGATTGGAACCTTCTGCGATGTATGCGCGGAGAGTTCGGGCGAAGTAGTCAAAGAAGCGACGCAAGCGGACATTGACAAATTTTACGCATAAGGAGGCTCGAAAAAATGGGGTTTAATATCGGGCCGACTATCTCGGTCAAAGGCGAAGCTGAATACATTTCGGCTATGAAAAATATCAAAGCAAACATGAAATTAATCGCCTCCGAAGCGAACGTCATGACGGCAAATTTCAAAGGCAACGAGAGTTCGGTGCAAGCTCTCACCGCGAAAGGGAAAGTCCTCAACGAAGCGTTGAAAACGCAAAAGGCGGCTGTCAAAGAGGCAGAGGACGCGCTGCAACGCATGAAGAAATCGGGCGTTGATCCGTCATCGCAAGCCTATACGGCCATGCAAACAAACCTTAACAACGCAAAGGCTGCTATGATCTCAACGACAAAAGAGATCAAAGACAACGAATCCGCCATGAAGAGCGGTGGGAAAGAAACAGGGAATTTCTCGCAGCACCTAAAGGACTTCGCGCACGCGGCAGGAACCGTCGCGCTTGGAGCAGCGAAAGCGTTTGCAGTTGGTATTGGAGCGATTGCAACGGCGGTTACTGCTGTTGCAATCGCTGGTCTGAAAGTCGCATTCAACTATAACAAAGAAATGGAGTCCTTCACTTCGGACTTCAAGGTCATGCTGGGAAGCCAAGAGGAGGCCGTGACCAAGGTCAATGAGTTGAAAGCAATGGCAGCATCAACCCCGTTTGAAATGTCCGACCTTGCAGCGGGAACCAAAACGATGCTGGCATTTGGGGCGACGAGCGCAAACAGCTTGAAATACATCCAAATGACAGGGGACATCTCTCTTGGAAACGCAGAGAAGTTTCAGCGATTGAACAACGCGTTTGGTAAATCGCTCAGTCTTGGGAAGTTGACGGGCGAGACATACCAGCAAATGGTTGAGGCGGGATTTAACCCGCTGGCCGTCATCTCCGAAAAAACGGGCGAGACCATGGAACAGCTGCAAAAGCGCATGAGTAAGGGTAAAATTTCCGCCGAAGAGCTTGCAGGCGCTATGGATACTGCAACGTCTGAGGGCGGGAAATTCTATAAAGGCATGGAAGAAGCGTCGAAAACAACAGACGGACTCATTTCGACGTTGAAAGACAATGCCAGAGCATTTGTTGGCGATGTGATGAAACCAATCACCGAAACGATACGAACGGAGATTCTGCCAGCAGCCATCAGCTATGTTGGAAGATTGCAGGAAGCGTTCAACGAGGACGGATTGAGCGGCGTTGCTGACGAATTCGGGAAAATTTTCAGCGAGGTTGCACAGTCCGTTGCGGACGCTATCCCTGGTATCGCAGACGGAATTGCAAAGGGCGCGCCCATTCTCATCAATGCGGTATCCGGCATCATTTCATCGCTTGTTTCAACGATTACAAGTGTGCTGCCAACAGTTCTGCCAACATTGGGAACTGCGGCGATCACGCTTATGACTGGCTTGCTTCAAACAATCCAACAGAACGCCGCGCCGATCAGCGAGGCGGTTGTGCAAATCATCATGATGTTCGTCCTGTTTTTAACGGACAACATGCCTATGATCGTAGAGACAGGCATGACGATATTGCTCGCTGTGTCGCAAGGCATACTGGACAATATACCATCGCTCATCCCGGCTATCGTTGAGATGATAACGGGAATCGCGCTTGCGATCACAGAGCCGAATACGCTTGCGCAGCTGGCCGTTGCGTCGCTCGATATCATCATTGCGGTTGCACAGGGTCTCTTGAACGCTCTTCCGCAATTGCTCGAAGCAGCTCTGCAAATTGTTGTGAATCTCGCGTTAGCATTCGGGCAGGCAGCCCCTCAACTGTGGGACAAAGGAAAAGAATTTATCGTTCAGATGGGAGAGGGAATTTGGGCGCAATTATCTACGCTGTTTACTCAAATTGGCGGTTGGGTAGATACCAACATTGTGCAGCCAGTCAAAGGCAAGCTGGAAGAATTTCGCAACATCGGCAAAGACCTTATTACGGGCATTTGGAACGGCATAAATGATAAAGTCGCTTGGTTGAAACAGCAAGTGAAAGGCGTTGTTGATAAAATTAAGAGCTGGTTCACAGGCAAGGATGGATTTGACGAGCATTCGCCATCTCTATGGGGCAAAGGCGTAGGTGCTTATCTGTTTGAAGGTGTAGGGCTTGGCGCGGAGAGTGCATTGCCGAATGTTCTTGCGACTATGGGAAATTCAATTAAGCGCATCAAGCAAACCATATCGTCGGGCATGGCAACCGCCTTGGATTTCACCATGAATGCAGTGGGAAGCGTCGGAATGAACGCGTCTGCGAGCGGAAGTGCTGCTACTGCCGCTGCCCCCGCACCTAACTACATATTCCAAATCTATGCAAAGGACAAAGACACTGCGATTGAAGTAGCGGACGAGACGGTTGCAATGTTGCAAACTGCAAGGTGGGTGACACCATGAACGATACGTTGACCTATATCAATAACAACGGTGAATCCGTTGTTTTGAGTTTGAAGAACGGATATGCAGTCGAGACCTGCACAGGTGCGAACGGAAACACGGTAAACGTGGCAACCGCACAAGGCGTTGGACAAGTCGGCGCAACGGTGCAATCAAGGGTTGTTGAACCTGTGCCGATGACCATAACGGGAATGATCCTCGGAACGCCAGCAGAAGCAAGAACGAGGGCAAACAAATTGCAGGAAGTCATTTTGCCGGGCGTAGATGCGAGACTGTACCACAACGGGACATATTACAGAATCGTAACGCCGACCAAAACACCCGTCATCGAAGCGGTGAGACGGTGGCCGCACTTCCAGTTTTCGGTTTTGGCTGCATATCCGTATTGGCTAAAAGATCAAACGACAAAGACCATTCTTACGGGTGTTATCCCGAAGTTCAAGTTTCCTTGGAACATCAGCCGGGAATACAAGTTTGGCGAGACTATTGCAACGGCATTCGTGAACATCAGAAATGAAGGGCAGCTGCCGTGTCCATACACGGCAGCATTTACGGCAAAAGGCCCTGTTGAGAATCCGAGAATCGTCAACGCGATCACGGGCGAATACATGCAGCTGAACCGAAACATGATCGCAGGTGAGCGGGTGACGATTCAAATCACGCACGACCTAACTTATGTAACGTCTACGATTGATGGAGATATCCGGGGAGATTTGGACATTGACAGCGATTTGTGGACGATGGCGGTAGGGGATAATCTGATAAAGACCGAGGCAGACAGCGGCGCGGCGAATGTCGTTGTGAGCATCGATCTAGCAATTGAAAAGGTCGGGATTGTAATATGCTAGTCGTTTATGATTCTGGCCTTTCTGGCTATCACGAAATCAAACCAATTTCGTACACAACCGAAGAGTGGTACAACGACATCGGGAAATTCACGTTGATTGTTGCACCGAGCAAATACAACATCGCGCACTTGAAAAAGGGCGCGATTCTTTTTCGCACGGTCATCAAGCAGGCGATGGTGATTACACGGGTAAGCCCGGATACATCACAGGACAGAATCACAATCAACGGGTTTACCGCGAACTGGATTTTGAACAAAAGAGCGATTGCGGTTGCCGCGACCATCGCAACCGTGGAAGCGGACATTTATGCCGCAATCACGTCAAACCTGCGGGAGCTGCCGAATGTTATCACGGCGACGCTGAAAGCGCTCACGGAGTCTTTCAGCGCGATTCTGCACGGCGGGCAGATGCTTACGGAATTCATCAAAATTCTGGACGCTGTAGAGCTGGGGCAAAAGATGTATCTGGACGTGAAAACAAAGAAGCTCGTGTTTGAGATTTACAAAGGGCGAGACCTGACCACCGGGTCGCACGCGGTAATCTTCTCGGACGAGCAGGGCACGGCACGCGATCTCAAGATTGAAGATGACGAGAGTACGTTTTCAAACGTCTGCTATGTCATCGGGACATTGAGCGATGAAACATCGGTTGTAAGAACGGTTGGAACAGCAACAGGCGCAGACCGATTTGAATACTGGATAGATTCGCGATTGAAGCAGGGCAACGATGAGCCGATAGAGGACTTTTATGCTCGACTGGACAGCAGAGGCATAGCCGAAATCGCAAAGCGCGTTCGTGACATCGGGTTTTCTGTTCGGGTAGACCCCGGCGAGTATGGGAAAAGATACACCATGGGCGACAAAGTCGTTTGTGTATCAAAAAGATTCGGCATCGCGTTTATTGCGAAGATTAACGGGGTGAAGCGGACGCAGCAAGCACAAAGCGAGACCGTCAATATTATCCTTGGCGAGCCGCAATTGACTTTGATTGGAGAAATTAAACTATGGCTGAAATAAAAAGCTATCCCAACAATGTGGATGTCGAAATCGGCGCGGAGAACGTCATGAAGTGGCACCACGGCAGACGGACAGGTGTTTACGGGGCGGAAAGAGAACTCGCCGTAGCCGCGCTTGAACCGCCTGAAATGGCGGTAACCGTGTCGGACGGCGATGGATGGATGACGGATGCAATTGGCAACGGGATCCATTTCTGGAACGACCTTTTTGCGGCGACTGCCGCGCTGTTGCGTCTTTCGATTGACACGGCTGACGGCGTGTTAAACCGCATCGACCGTGTAATTGTCGAGTGGTCAACGCCGAACTATACGCAACTTCCTGAAATCAAGGTGCTAAAAGGTGTTGCGGCAATGGTGCCTATTGCTCCATCTCTCACAAACAACGCGTCATTACGGCAGATTTCCTTATCGCGTGTCAGCGTGGCGGCTGGAACGCTTGCGATCACGGCAGGAATGATTACTGACGAGCGGTTTGATCCTACGGTGTGCGGGATCGTGACCGAGTCTACCGTGGTTGACACCTCAGTGGCGGCAGCGCAGTTCAATGAAGTTCTCGAAGAAGCGCAGAATCTCGTGCTCCAACTAGAGGAAGAAGCGGTGGTTGATCATTCTGGAACGCATGAGCCGGGCGGGGATGATGTTGCGCGGTTTGTGTTCTACGGCGGCGAACAGGTGCTAACAGACACGGAGAAGGCACAGGCGCGGTCGAACGTCAGTGCGGAAGCTGCGCGGTTACAGTTCATCAATACCGTTGTAGACAATGCGGCGTTTGTCGCTGATGCAACGTATGCGGACTTTCCATTTCGCGCGGCGGTTGCGCTGACGGGCGTGCTTGCCACAATGGTGCCTTTTGTAGTCTTCGGCGCGGTTGACGCGGTTAGCGGTATTTTTGCTCCAGTCGCCGATCCGTTTGACGGTGGGGTATACCTCTATGCCGCCGAAGTCCCGGCTGCGGACATCACGGTGCCGACCATGATCTTTTGGAGGTAACAGGATGAAACTGGAACGCAATCGCGCCGAGCGAAGAAGCAAGCACGGCGCACAGATTTTATTTAATGGGATTCCGTATTTGATTCTTGCGGCTCTTGCAGCAGGATTTTTGCATGGCGCACCGCAGATGATCGCGGCATCTTCGATTGCGCAAGCGGCAAAGAGCACAGTTACTGTCACAGAGCGAAAGGCATTTCCGATCGCATTTGCAGGATACCTTGGCAAGACCAATAGCGTGATTTCCAGAAGCTTCACGCAAGAGGATTTCACCTATACAGGATCATATGTTTGGGTGGATGACGGAAATGGAAACTTTAGATTTAAAGCTCTCACAAGCGGAACCTTCACACCTCTCAAAAAAATCGTTATCGATGTGTTTATTGTTGGAGGAGGGGGCGGCGGCCGCAATGCGGGAGCGAACCAATATGCTGGAGGTGGTGGCGCGGGAGGATTAACCGGCACATGGACGGCTGTAACGATTAACGCAAACCAAGCATACCCAATTGTAATTGGTGCTGGTGGAGCGGCAAATGGCGGAACTGGCGGAACTACTTCGGGATTTGGATACAGTAAAGCAGGAGGCGCGCCCGGCGCGAATTACTATCGTGGTGGTATTGGTGGTAGTGGCGGCGGTGGTGCGCTGGATGGCGGCGGAGCTGGTGGCAGCAATGGTTCAAATGGTGCTAACGCTACCTACGGCGGAGCAGGGCAAAACTCTACAACGCGCGAATTTGGAGAAATCGCGGGAACGATTTACGCTGGTGGCGGTGGCTCTGGCGGCGGTAAATATAGTTACTATGCTAGCGGCGGATTAGGTGGTGCTGGTGGCGGTGGAAACGGCGGCGCGTGCGCCGGAGGCAGTGGTGCGGCAGGAACCGCGAACACTGGCGGTGGTGGCGGTGGTGGTGGAGCAGATGATGACTCCTCTGTTGGTTCTGGCGCAGCTGGCGGCTCTGGCATCCTCATCATCAGAAACAAGAGGTAACACATGAACGAACCAATGAATCATGCAATAGTTGAGAATGGAATTATTGCAAATGTTATTTGGGTGCTACCAGATCAAGCACACGAGTTCGGGGCAATCCTTCTCACGAATGAGGCTGCGGGGATCGGGTGGAGATATGAAAACGGAGAGTTCATACCACCTGTGACACAACCTGAGAGCGCGCCGGAAGAATAGAATACTTGCGAGTCTTTATGATTACCGTCCTTCTTGTAGGGACGGTTATTTTTCTATTTCAAATTTCCCGCAAATCGCGGGTATAGGAGGACATGCCGAGTGAAAGACACGCTAGACATTGTTTGGTTGATAATCTGCATTGCGATTGCCATCGGTAGTTTTTTCGGGGGTAGCGCGTTTTTTACGCGACGTGTCAACGAGAACTTCGACAAAAAATACAATGCGGACAAAGCAGAACGTGAGGAGGCGAAAAAAGAAGCCGACGAGCGTGAGCAAGCACGTATCGAAAGACAATTACTTATCGAAGAGCAACTTGTAGCTGTTGGGCACGTAGCAGTATCAACGGCGGAAGATCACCTTGAAAGGTGCGGAGCCAATAAAAGGATTGCGACCGCTCTTGAAACATATGCGGCGTGTCGCAAACGCTCTGACGATCAGTCGCGAAGAAGCGCGGCAAAGTACGAACAGCGGGCAGAGAGACCCGCGTAATGACGGTAACGCATAAAGCGTCCGAATAAAAAAGGAGAAACAAACAAATGGAACTTTTGATGAACTATGGCCTGCAGGTCGCGGCAACTTTGCTCATTACGCTCATCGGCGTGCTGGGGACGTACCTGACCATGCAGCTGGGCAAGAACGCAAACTTGAAGAACATCAACGACGCGCAAAAAGAGCTGATCCGCGCGGCAAAGATCACGGTCGGCGAGTTGCAACAGACTATGGTATCGCAGCTCAAGGCCGCGAATAGCGACGGGAAGCTCACGCCGCAGGAGATTGCGACTCTGCGCGCAAAGCTTCTGGACAAGACCGTGGAGAAACTTTCTGCGCCTGCTTATGGATTGCTCGCGGCGGCCTCTGTGGACGTTGAGGCGCTGATTCTCGGTGTCGGTGAGAGCTGGATCGAGCGCATCAAACAACAGTCTGCTATCGAAGAGTAACGAACGCGAAAACGCCGCCGCAAGGCGGCGCTTTTTCTTTTGGAGGGAGAATATGAAAAGACAACAAATTGCAAGTATTGCATCGGCCATTGGACACGCTCTGATAGGCATGTCATATTCGCGGACGTATCGGTGGAACTTTTTCCCGCAGGGCGGTTCTGCTGATTGCAGCTCTTACACACAGGCGTGTTTTATCGGGGCGGGGTGCCCGTTGGTTGATAAAAACGGTAAAGAGCTTTGGACAAGCACATACCAGATCAACGCGGCAGGATTCGACTTGCTGTATCCGGCATCGGTCAAAGTGGCAGGAAGAGAACATGCGCCGGAGAGCTTATACAAGAGCCTACAGCCGGGAGATATCGTGCTTTATGACTTCGGGACTGATGATCGTGCGAACACGATTGACCACGCTGCGTTTGTGGATGCTGATGGTAATATTATCAACGAGCGATCAAGCAAGACCGGGATAAAGGTTGACCCGATATCCTTCGGTAAAAACAACATCGTTGCTGTTCTGCGCATGCGGGAAGATGCTGAAATTATGGAGCCAACCGAGGTAAGCGCGGAGAACACAACGAAGTTGATGACGAGGCGGTTGCAAATTCTGCTCAACGTTTCGCCGATTGCGCCACAGCTGCTTTGTGACGCTGTGTGGGGCACAAGGACGAACGCGGCACTGAACGCATACAAAGCATCTCAGGGGCTTACACAGGACGGAATCTGCACGCGGGAAACGTGGGAGCGGTTGATTGCCGGGTTAAACGCGCAAGAGATCGAGGAAACGAACACGCCTGAGACATCAGAGACGCAGGCGAGCGGCAACCGGCTGTTGTTGATGCAATCGCCGCTGATGAGGGGCGCGGATGTCGCAACGCTGCAAGCAAAACTTGCCGCAGCAGGTTATGATGTCGGCGAGATCGACGGCGTATTTGGCCGTAAAACAGAAGCGGCAGTGATCGCACTGCAAACCAACGCCATGGCGATCACGACGGCAGACGGAATCGCGGATAATGCCGTGCTTAATCTGCTGGGGATATAA